ACCAAGAGCAAATTCGCCTGCCTTCCGTTCGTAAAGAAGGCTACACCGGGATGCTCCGCAACGAGTTCCCCCTGAAGCCGGAGGACAGCCGTGTCTGGACTAAGACGGAGATCGACGAACTATTCCGTGATGATGTCGGGACTTTTGAACGTGGTGTTCTTCGACTTGTTCCCGGCGTATCTGGCCGTCAAGGCTCTTTTGACGCTCTGGTCAGTTTTGCCTTCAATGCAGGGCTAGGCAACTTGCAGCGCAGCCAGATCAGGATGCGGGCCAACCGCGACGACTGGGACGGGGCAGCAAACGCTTTCCGCCAGTGGACGATGGGCGGTGGCAAAGTCCTGCCCGGTCTGGTAAAACGCCGTGAAGCCGAGATTGCCCTTTTCCTGTCTTGACGGGAGAATACCGCTATGCCGCTGAAGAAACTCACACTGCGCCCAGGGGTGAACAAAGAGAACACCCGGTATACCAATGAGAACGGTTGGTATGAGTGCGACAAAGTGCGCTTCCGCCAGGGCACTCCTGAAAAGATCGGTGGGTGGGCTCCGCTATCCGCGTCCACGTTCCAAGGCATTTGCCGATCCCTGTCCAACTGGATCACGCTTGCCAATATCAACCTGCTTGGCGTTGGCACCAATCTCAAGTTCTACGTCGAGCAGGGCGGGATTTACAACGACATCACGCCGTTGCGTACAACGGTCACCATCAACAACAATCCGTTTGCGTTGACTGCTTCAACCACGGTGACGGTGACTGACACGGCGCATGGCTGCACGACGGGTGACTTTGTAACCTTCAGTGGGGCGGTCGATATTGGCGGCGTAGGCACCAACGTCACGGCGTCGGTTTTGAATCGTGAATTCCAAGTCACGGTGGTGGACGCCAATACCTACACCATACAGATTTCTGTGGTGCCTAACGCCACAGCGATTGCGGGCTCTCCTGGTGGTGGCGCTGCGGTGGTGGCCGCGTATCAAATACCAGTCGGCCCTGCCGTGGCAATCCCGCTGTCGGGTTGGGGTGCAGGTACTTGGGGTTCAGGCTCTTGGGGTTTGACATCCACGTCAGGTTCGGCGTTGCGCCTGTGGAGCCAGAGCAACTTTGGTGAAGACCTGATCTTCGGCCCCCGTGGCGGGAACTTGTACTACTGGGATGCTTCTGCGGGCGTGAGTACCCGTGCCGTTGCGCTTTCTAGTCTGGCGGGCGCTAACGGTGTGCCCACTGTGCAGAACTTCATTGCGGTGTCTGACATCAGCCGCTTTGTGTTTGCCTTTGCTTGCAACGAGATCGGGTCGTCAATTCAAGACCCCCTGTTGATCCGGTGGTCGGATCAGGAAAGCGCAACGGACTGGACCCCGGCAGCGACCAATCAGGCAGGCAGTTTGCGCTTGTCGTTCGGCTCGGAGATCGTCGCGGCCATCCAGACCCGTCAGGAAATCGTGGTGTTCACGGACTCGGCCCTGTACTCATTGCAGTACCTTGGGGCGCCGGAGGTCTGGGGCGCTCAACTGCTTGGCGACAACATCTCGATTGAGAGTCAGAACGCCGTGGCAATCGGCTCAGGCGTGGTGTATTGGATGGGCGTAGACAAGTTCTACAAATATGATGGCCGCGTCAACACCCTCAAATGCGATCTGCGGCGGCATGTCTTCGGGGACATCAACCAAGATCAGGGCTCGCAGATTTTTGCCGGGACCAGTGAAGGCTTCAACGAGGTCTGGTGGTTCTATTGCTCGGCAGGTTCTACGACGATCAATCGGTATGTTGTCTACAACTACCTAGAAGAAATCTGGTACTACGGCACGATGGAGCGCACGGCTTGGCTTGACTCCGGCCTGCTCGACTTCCCGATTGCGGCGACCTATCACAAGAACATCGTACTGCATGAGAACGGTGTAGACGACAACGTGACTGGCACGCCCTTGGCGATCAATGCCTACATCGAGTCCGCCGAATTCGACATCGAAGACGGACAGAACTTTGGTTTCATCTGGCGCATGCTGCCTGACGTGACCTTCACCGGCTCGACCACATCTAACCCGTCGCTCAACATGACGTTGATCCCGATGAAGGGATCAGGCTCTGGGTTCAATACCCCGCAGTCCTTGGGCGGGTCAAGCAGTGCAGCGGTCACGCGCACGGCCACCGTACCAATTGAGCAGTTCACCAACATCGTCTACATCCGAGTGCGTGGGCGTCAGTTGATCATGAAAGCCGAGTCCACTGGTCTTGGCGTGACGTGGCAGTTGGGCTCGCCTCGAATTGATGTGCGTCCTGACGGCAGGCGCTGACCATGAGTTTCATCATTGAAGATGCAACCGTCCCTGCGCCGCCAAACTTGCCGCTGGCTCCGGGGGACTACGACTCTCGGTATCAGGAACAGTTCAACAACGTCCTGCGCCTGTACTTCAACCGGCTTAACGCACTGCTGAGTCGAATCGTGACAACTGCATCCCCCATTCCAATCTCCATCGGCGGCACCAACACGGATGCCTTTGGGCGGCTGCGGGTCAGTCAGCCCTACACGCTCTTTGACAGCCAAAACCGTTACGCCGCAGACAATCAGTTTGATGTTTCCACGACCGGCACGGGCACGACGACGTTCCTGCCCAACGAAGCGGCAGTCAAGATGGAAGTCACCGGGGCCGGTGTTGGCTCTGTGCTGCGGCAATCCTACCGCTCGTTCCCATATCAGCCAGGGAAGGGGTTGTTGGTACTTGCCACCTTCGTGATGGACAGCAGCATGAGTCTGAACCTCACGCAGCGGGTGGGGTACTACAACGACCAGAACGGTGTGTTCTTCCAGCGCGTGGATGGGGTTTACTCGTTCGTCCTGCGCTCTTACGTCACAGGCTCTGTTTCCAACGTCCGCACCGTTAACCAAGCCGACTGGAACGGTGACAAGTTGGACGGCACGGGGGACTCTGGCTACACGCTCGACCCGTCCAAGGCTCAGATTTTGTGGATGGACTTTGAGTGGCTTGGCGTCGGATCAGTCCGGTGCGGCTTCATCATCAATGGCCAGTACATCGTATGCCACACGTTTAACAACGCCAACGAGATCACCAACGTCTACATGACCACGGCTATCCTGCCGGTGCGATATGAGATTGTGACCACGACGGCTGCGGTGGCGGCGTCTATGAAGGCTATCTGCTGCTCGGTCATCTCCGAGGGCGGGTTTGAGCAGACCTCCATCGATCATGTGGCGCGACGCACCACAGTCTTGGGCACCATTGGTACGACCTTCCTGCCTGTCGTTTCCATCCGGCTTGCCTCTGGACGCACGGGTGCTGTTGTGCTGCCAAACCGGGTTCAGGTTTTGCCCACGACCAATCAGAACTACGAGGTGGCGTTGATCAAGAACCCCACCCTGACGGCTGCATCATGGACGGCGGTGCCGACTGATTCCAACGTAGAGTTTGATGTAGCAGCCACGGCCACCACGGGAGGCTCCATAGTGCAAACGGACTATGTAACCTCTTCTGGCTCAGGCGGGACGCAAGGTCTTAGCGCGGCCACAGGCTACAACTTTGACCTCCAACTTGGCGCGACAATTGCCGGGGTCAGTGACATCTACACCGTTGCTGTCAGAACTGTATCTGGGGCCACCACGGGCGATGTGGTTGGATCGCTGTCCTTCTACGACCTGACGCAATAAGATCATGGCACGACTGTTTACAGAGCAGGAGTTTGAGGACTCGTTCGACCAGAACGATCTGCTGAACATCATCGGCGGCGTCTCCGCACCGACTCCTGCGCCTGCCCCGTTTAATTTCAAGAACTACATCTACCAAGGTGGGGCAGACGACACTGTTGCCACTCAGCGAGGGCTTGATTACATCCGTGAGCAAGGGCTCACCCCGCAGCAAGGTGTTGATCTATTCAACACCAATCTGGGCACCAACTTCACGTTGGACGATTACTACCGCGCCACGGGTACACAGCCTCCCGTCGCTGCTCCTGCGTCAATTATTCCACCCGCCATAGCGCCAAGCCCGGCACCTACGCCTGAACCGGCTCCGGTTCCTACTCCCATTCCGGCTCCTGCCGCATCAGATACACCAATTTTTACAGGTGTAGATGGCCAAACATTGACGGCGGCTGATCTTGGCGTTGCACCCGCTCCTGCCCCCGAACCTGCTCCTGCTCCGGCTCCAATACCGGCGCCTGCTCCTGCTCCAACATCTGTTGTGGAGACTCCTTATGTTGCGCCCGCTGCGTCGACCCCGGCTCCTGAGCCTGTTGTTACTCCTCCTGCCACGGTCTACGACCAACTCCAGGCAGCGGGGCTGACAGAAACGCCGCCCGCCGCTCCCACTGCGGTTGTCACTACTCCCGCTGCTACTACGACTCCGGCTGCTCAACTCACGCCGCAGAACCTGATTACTTCGGCTCTGACCACGAATCCGGACCTCAAACAGCAACTGGATCTTGATTATTTGCAAGCCTACGGGTCTGGCGAAGCCAACACCTACAACCCTGTCGGTACGACCATCGGTGGGTACACGGTAACTCGTGGCAACCCGAACTCGGACTATGGGTCTTACACGGCGTTCAAGACGGGCGTAGCCCCAGATACCCCTGCGTACCAGCAGGCAGGACTTGCTGGTAAGAAGACGGAGACCAAGTTCAACTACGATGCTGACGGCAACGTGTTGGGCAGCGAAGTTCGTATCTTCACGGGTAGCGACAGCGGTATTGTTTTTCAGGCTGATGCAAACGGTAACCCAGTAGGACAACCCCAAGGATTTGATTATTCAGAGTCTTGGAAAGGTGCCGTTCTTCCCCTAGCCAACATGGCATTGATGGCGCTGACCGGCCCCGGGAGCAATCTGGCGTCTAGTTTGACTGGTGCTCTTGCTCCCACGCTTGGGAAAGGCATTGCGTCTCAAATCGCTGCCAACGCCATCATTGGTGCTGGGCGCGGCGCAGTGCTGGGCGGGCTGTCAGGTCAAGATGTTGGGTCTGCGGCCCTCAGAGGTGGTATTGCTTCTGGCGCAGGAACGGCCTTGGGCGCTCTGGGCGAAACCGCTGGTGCGGGGGCTAGCAAGTTGATTGGCCCCTACTTGCCCGAGGGCGGTGTCGGGGACTTCCTCCAATCTCTTTCTGGGAACGTAGCGCAGGGGGTTGTTCGGGACGTTGGTGGTTCCTTGGTCGGTTCTGCGCTGACTGGGCGCGATTTTGACCTCAACACCGCACTCACAAGCGGGGCGCTTTCCGGGCTGACTCGGACCGTGTTTGAAGAGGCCAAGGGCAATCCCATGATCAAAGCCCTGCCGCGTGAACTCCAAAGCACGGCGCTTGCTGCGCTGTCTGCTCAACTGCGGGGGCGAGATCCCGGACCTGCGGCGCTTAATGCGTTGATTGGCTCGATTGCACGTGGGGTTGAACGACAGGCCAAAACTACTACGACTGAGGGTGGCGAGAATGTGTCTACAACCGGTACTGATCGAGTATCTGTAACCGGCACCAAAATGCCTTGGGAAGACGACACGACTGATATTGTTGGTCTGTTCACTACCACTCAGGCGGCGACTACAACGCAACCAGCAGACCAAACTGTCTCCGTGATTGGCACCAAAGACAGTAAGTCAACCGGTGACACGTTCCTTGATGATCTGATCAGGGAATCGGTAACTTTGACAACTACCACTACGGCTCCCCCCGAAGGTACGACAACCACTACGACAACCCAAAGGGTTACGGTTACAAACAAGCCAGTCGGCGACACGTTCCTTGATGATTTGATCAAGGAGTCAGTAACCTTAACCGATAAAACAACGCAGAGGGTTACGGTCACGGGCAAGCCCATAACAACCACCGAGGCTCCCCCTGAAGGTACAACAACCACATCGACCACCCAAAAGGTCACGGTCACGGACAAGCCCATCACAACGACTGAAGCACCGGGAGAGACCACGACCACATCGACCACTCAGCGCGTAGTAGTGACGGAGACAACCACGACCACCGAGGCTCCCGGAGAAACTACTACGACAAGCACTACGCAGAGTGTTACGGTTACGGGCAAACCCATCACGACAACTGAACCCCCGGTTGTAGTCACAACGGCTGCGCCTACGACGACTGCTCGCCCGACGACTACAGCAGCGCCCACGACTACAACAACGACCACAACAACGACTACGACCACGGCGCGTCCGATGGTGAGTGCGGGCGCGGTCCAACAGCCCATGAGTCAGATTCAGGATCTGGGCACGTTCAAGTCTGTGTTCTACGAAAAGATGCAGCGGGAAGAGCAACAG